ATATCTCCTAGTATCCGAGCGTACTTACGCCAATTATACCGTAAGTAGGGCTACCTACGATGAACCCATCCGCTATAGGTTCGAGGGTTGTTATTGTTGCCGTCATTTTGTTAGGTGTTATGTCCCAGTTAATGCCCTGACATTGTAGGGTCTTAACTATGGTAGAGCCGTCCGGTTGGACGTTGGTAATCTTGAGGTTATCGAAGAACTGCATTCCGATCATAGTATCGGTAGGGACTGCAGGGTCGAGCAGGTCTACTACCATCTCGTCGATACGGATGGTTGTCTCTTTACGCGTACTAATAAATTGCCGCGCTATATTCTCGACGATGGCGTCGGTCTGCGCTACGAGATTATCCTGAGTAATGCCATGAGGGAAGTACTTATTAACGCTGGCTGTATCGGTGACGGTTACAGGGCTACCGCCTACTCGGGTAAAGGTAGCCGAGTTAATAATGAGCTTGTCATCGAAACTGTACTTGAGATTTTTATAAGGTATGCCGGTAGTCTGGTCAAACTCGATAGGAGTAGCGGCAAGGCTAGACATTACCTCGGTGCGGTTCTTGAATACTGCCGTACCTGAGCCATCCATATAGAAGGCGCCGGTTTCGCTGAACTCTGCATTCTTGAGGGCTTCAAGGGATGTGCGGGCTGTAGCAGGGTCGGCTACGCATGTGTTAAGTCCTGTAGCGATAGTACGCATGGAGGAAGGAAAGGAAACCTGATCTAATATCTTGCCGATACGAGTGCCTGTATCTTGACCCGCTCCTGAATCTGCGATGGTCTGAACGTTAGCCATCTGAAATAGTCTAAAGCCATCGGAGCATACGAGGTCTACGTAGCCTGTCTCCTGCCCTACTGGATAGGTGTACTTGTAATCGGTGACATAGCCAGAGAATAGGAAGTGCTGATCGTCTCCGGTGGTGGCAGAGATACGCACCTTTCTAAGGGGGCTGAGATAGCCGTAGTAAGGCGATGAGGTGTTCTGAGGGTTGAAGTATGCCAGAGGGTCTAAGACTCTTACAGTAGCCGTTCCCGCCTCATACTGGTCACGCTGGATAGAGCGACCTCGACGAATAGCAATTTGATAAACATTAGGGGTCAGGTCAACGGTAGGTAGGATTACATCTGACTCACCGAGACGAGAGACTCCGAGAACGCCGTACTTAGCATCGCCGATAACGAAGCCTGTACCGAATGTCGCACCGCTTGAGAAGTCGAACGAGACGGCTATCTGTGCAGGTAAGGTCATCCGAACATTCCCGCGATTCGACCGATGTCTGAGCGCTTACCTGCGAGGGCGTTGTAGTTGAGTCCGTTCTGGACTGCGCTTACTAGATCCTGTTCTGAAAGTACAGAACCATTTACAGTTATGTACACATCTCCTGCAGAGGTAGAACCTGCTCCGCCTGTGACTGCGCCTGTTACGAGCGCGGATACTGTAGGTGTAAGGCTTGTGAGGTCGCGCTGACTTGAACCGCCAGAGCCACCGAACGCAGCAGCTAGTCGAGCCTTTTCGATAATCATATCGAGATAGGCAGACCATGAAGCGAATGGGTTCTTAGCAGCTGGAAGGTCTGCAAGGTAAGCCGATAGATCCTTAGATAGTCCTTGAGCCTGAGCTAATTTAAGGGTGAGCGCAGAAGCTTCTTTATCGTTTTCCGTAATAAGCGCTAATTGCAACTTTAAGCGTAGGCGCTCTTCTTCTGAGATGTTTCCCTTGAGGGCAGCAATAATACCAATCTGCTCTAGGTCGAACATAGTCCCAGCCTTCTTTAGAGCGGCTTGCTTCTTCTGCTCTGCAGTAAGCGCCTTAGTCGCGGCTACTTGCTTCTTCTGTAGCGCTGCTAATTCTTTAGCGCGCTTGGCTGCAGCAGCTTCCGCTTCTCTTTGTTGTTTAGTGCGAGCCCATGTGCCAGCAGGGGAGGACATGCGCGGAGACTTATATTTAGGCTTATCGTCACGGACTCCGAAAGGATCAGGATAGTTTTCCGAGATAGCCTTAGCGGTACGGTCGAACCATCCATAAAGTTTGACGAGGGAACCAATGGCACCCGCTACAGCGCTTGTGATGGCGTTGATGCCCGAAGCAATGTTGTCAATAGTTTTGATTGCGTCTGCTGTAGTAGTGCCACCGCTTAGCTTGGCTAGAGCGTCCATTAAGCCCATGCCAATCTTCTCCTGCGCGTTAGATGCTGCAACGCCTAGCGCTTCCAACTTATAGGAGGTAGTGCCTAGATAGGCTTCTGCCGCTCCCGCTGAGTTGGTGAGGAGAATACCTAGAACCTCAGAGAAGCTCTTAGTTTTCAATTCTGTCTGGGTTAGACCTGTGTTATATTTCTTTAGACCCTTAGTGATTCCCACGTAGCCATTGGCTAAGTCCTGTGAGACTGTAGCCAAATCTACTCCGCTTGCTCGACTAATTGTAATTGCATTATTGAGAAGCTCTTGAGACTTAGTGAACGATCCAGTAGTAGTAAGAAGAGCTTGCATAGCCGGACGGAGCTTGTCATCGAGGATAGCCGCGCTGCTCTCTGTCTTTGCAATAAAGTCTTCCACGTCCTGAGTAAATAAAGAGAGCCCAATGTTTTTAACTGCTACTGCTAGGCGCTGCGCTGCCGCTTCATCTTCTGCAAATGCCTTAACCGCTGCCTTGCCATAGGCAACGACGGCGGCTGTGGATAGGGCTAGTCCTAGACTCTTGCCTAAGCTCTTGGCGTTCTTCTCTAACTTTGAGAATCCTTTATCGGCTTTTTTAAGTCCAGTAGAATCAAAGATAGTGGCAATTCTTACCGCTAGATCTGTTGCTGCCATTATGCTGCCTTCCTAGTGGCTGTTACTACTTTATCCAATGAACCTTCGATAGCCTTCATAATCTTGGCGTTCACCTTGCCGTTGTCCTCGCCCCACGCTCTAAAGATAAGGCGTCCATTCATCTTCCGGCTTACGCGCCCTGTTTGCCCTTCCTTGCGGGTAGCCTTATAGATTGGACCCATGGCTGCGATAAATTGCTTACCCGCATTAGGGTTACCTGATTGGCTATACGCCTTGTCGCTATTGCGGATCATGTAATCGGCTTTAGCAAATGGAGTTCCTGCATTAGCGTAGTGTTGAACCGATGGAGCCCAAGGTCTGCCATCTGCTCCAGACTTGCGCCCTGCAGTCTCATAGATTGCTCCTGCTGCGCTCTTATTGTAGATAGCAGCTAGCGCTCTAAATCCTTGCTTATTAGGCTTAGAAGGTGCGGCAGAGAAAGTAATACCGCGCTTGATTTCTCCAGCATCGTAGCGACGAGCGCCCTCGCCCCAGATACCTTTATGACTAGCCCATCCAGATAGAGGGGCTTCACTTGGAACGAATCCCTTAGCCTTATTACTGATAGAACGAAGAAGCCCAGCGATTTCTCGCTGAGACTCTTTCGCCATATCTGGAGCTAACTTCTTTAACGCTTTGCGAAGTTCAAGAACGCCTACTGCGTCTACTGGCATTCTCTCGCTCCTTCGCTAGGTCGTTCAATACTTGGATGTGTGCCTTAAACGCCATAGGGCTAAGGTTCACTATAGACTCGAACGGAACTCCGTATTCATACGATAACCTCGCGGCTGTGTAGGTAACGGAGTTCCGATCTAGCCTAAAGGGTCAGACTCTAAGACCTCGACCCCTTTAATGGTCTCAAGGAACTTCTCACCGAATGGTGGGACGGTTTCAGTTCCCGAGCGACGGATGGCTTCCCAACAGAGCCAATAGACATCTGTTTGACGAGAGAGCTCGATTAACGCCTTATGAAAACCCATCTTTGCATGCTGCTCGAATGCGTACTCAATTACTGGAGTAATCTCAAACTCTGTTACCGAGTTGTCTGCCCTTGTTACTTTTAGCTTTGCCACTTGTTGCCCCTTTGTTTAGTTAGATTATGAAGTTGTTACTGCGATTGTACCTGAGACGTTCATGGAAATCGACTGTGTTGAAAGGTCTCCAACTGCGCCGTTAACGTCTGTAGTATTGTTGACTAGACATGTCATTGTATAAAGCGGGTTAGTTGCTGAAGTAGCAGCTGAAGTCTGCTTAACTGTAACTGTAACGTTTGTACCCCACGCAGCTTGGAGAGTCTGTAGGACTTCACCTGTCGCTGTGTCGTTGAGGAAATCAATTGTGATAGATGAGGCTTCTAGTCCCTTTACGAACTTGTGACCGCCGTCACCCATCGCCGTTACCTCTAGCTCGTCAAAGCTGCGGTTGATTGTTACTGCTGTTACATGGTCTGAGAGATCTACTGCATTGACAGTTAGAACGACGCCATTATTTAGAAAAACTGCCATGAGTTTATTCCTCTTCCTTCTTTGTAGTTGGTTTTGGTGCTGGTGTTACTGGT